CAACACCCTCATTAGTGGGGGTTTCTCCTCCAGTTCCTCCATTATTGACTACTTTTACTTCTGCTTCAACGTCATTAAGAGTTGTGACTCCCTTTTTTGTAACATTTGAATTGATTACTGAATCATTTCCATTAGTATTAATAGTGGTATTAATAGCATCATCTCCAGATATAGTGACAGCTTTTTTATCATATTTTTGTTGAATTTTTAACTCTGCAGCTTTCTTCAATCTATTTGTTTCTGCAATATAATCCCGCAATTCTGGATAATCTTTAGGTGAGGGACTTTCCGCTAAGGGATGACCAGGTTTTTTTAATGAATCATATAGCTGTTTATAACCTGGTTTTCTCTCTCTGTCTATTTTTTTATTTGATTCTTTTATTTCCCTCTGTCTTTGTTTATTCAAATCTTTTAGATTTGTTTTGGCGGCATCACGTTTTACAACCGCAGCTTTTTCTTCTTCTGTTAATTCATCAAATTTAAGTCTAGTGTCTTTACCGTCTCTCTTCACAAGATATCTTTTACCCTCACCCCTTTCACCTTTAATAAAATTCATAAATCCACTTGTATCTCTGAGACCCGCTTCTTTAAATTCCTCGTCTATCTCTTTCCTTTCATTTGCAAAAACATCTCCACCCCTTGATTTATGAATTATTTTTTTTATCGCAAAAATTGTTGCAATACCAGCAGCTAAACCCAAAGCTATCAATCCAGCAGGACTGGCTAAAAATCCTATGATCGCAGTCATAACTGGTATTATTGCACCAGCAACTGTCGAAATGATACCAGGAAGTGCTAATAATCCACCATTCAATGCCAAAAATATACCACCTGCTATTGCAAGTGAACCTATTATTTGATTTCTCATCTTCTTAAAAGTTTCAGTGTCACCAGACAGCAATGCCTGAAACATTTTTATACCTTTATTGGCAACAAATCCCATGAAAAGTGCCGTAAATGCATCAGTCAATCTTCCCAAAATACCTTTTACAGTTTTTCCTACAGCTTCAACAGGTTTAAGTAAACTCTTACCAACAGACTTTCCAACACCCTCTAAAAGACCCTCTTTTTTCTTCTTTTTATCCTTTTCATCTTCTAGTTGTGTTTGTCTTTGATCTTCTCTTTGTTCCTTTTTTTCCTTCTCGGCATCACCTTTTAATATTTTTGATACTTTTTCAATATTTGATTTTACAATGTTCTTTAATATGGTTATTTTTCTTGAATTATTTGATATTTGCTTTGAAAGACCTTCAATTAACTTATTTTGAGGTTGAACACCACTTGAACCTCCTTTGTCCTCTTTATCACTTGAAGATCCTTTAACTCCATCGTCACTTTTAACTATCGCACCAAATTTTGCAAGTGGTTTTGTTATTTTACCCACCTTTGATAGTTTAGGGTCAGTCTTACCAAATACCTTATTTGCATTTATTTTTCTCTTTTTAAATATTGCTATTCTTTCTTTTTTTGTTAAAATTCTACCTGTGGATGGGTCAACACCAGTATCCGCAGCATCCAAATTTGGATTACCAGAAACGTTAAAAAATGAGTCTTTTGAGATACTTGACTTAGCCACGTTGTTGTTTTTGCTTTAGATTTTCTTCCTCTATATATTGTTCCAGAAGAGCGACATATACATCTTTCTCCCATGGAATCATATTTTCAATCTCAGTTAATGAGTATTTATGATGTTGCATCAAGGCAAAATTAATTTTAAAGTATGACTCCAAATTAATATGAGCCATACCTACTCGAAAAAAGATGATAACCCTTCAAGAACTATTTCATTTTCAACTTTAGTTTTTGGATTTGTAACTTTGATCGTATGAGATAATTTAGGCATGGTGTCAAAAAATTGTTCTACTTCCTTAAATTGTTTAGAATTTAACTGGTCAAGAAATTCTGTCATTTCTTTTTTCGTACAATCTGATGTATTCCATGACTCTTCCTCATTATATATCTGATCAATACAGGAAATTACTAAATCAAATGACTGTTCGACTGTTATATCATCATCCAAGTTGAAATTTGTTTTAACAAATTCACTCATAGATGGATATTTCATTCTCATTGTCAAATTCTCATCTAATTTGATATCCTTATTATGTTTAGGATCTCTTTTAATTTGTATTTCATCTAACGGAATAATTACAGGTACTTGCGTTTTTTCATCATCAGGACAAGTGATGAGAACTTCAACATGTTCACCGACAGACTTTCCCCTTATATTAAGAAAAAGATATTCAATATCAAAAGTAGATAATTTTTCAACTTTGATTCCCCTTGACAAAATACAATTGTTGATAACAGTTTTAATTGCATTTGTAATCTGTTTCATATCTTCAGATTCCATCGCAATTATTAAAATTTTCTCCTCTTTTACTAAAAATGGTCGATATTTTATTTTTCGATCACTTGACGGTAAAACCAACTCATAAGTAGGGGTGACAATTTTTGGTAATGGCATAATGTTTATAACACTTCAGTATTTTTATTTATAGTGGTTTTTAAAATCCTCTCAGATCAAAAATTTTGCGGGATTTTTTTTCCCCGATTTTTGGAATTAAAAGTTCATTTTCGTACACTAAAAGATTTCTATCGTTTGACCATCTTCCGTAAGAGTTCTTCCTGTAACGACTCCTTGTTTAAGATTTTCACTTCTATTCCTATTAAATGACAAACTAGTTTCTTTACCTGCAATATATCTCTCATAACTAAATGTAACATTTAATCGAAGAATATCAGAGCTTCCGTATTGGACTGATGTAGATGACATATTTATCGGAAACAATCCAAAGAAAGTATACTCGATCTCTGACCGATAGTCAATGTTAAACTTAACAATTTTTGTCTTATCACATTTGTAACCAGAATTTCCTCTTGGATATCTCATACGATAGAAATATCCTAAATCTCTCTTATCAATCGGTGCATTTTTTTCTGAACCACTTGAAATATAATCTATCCAATGTTCAAAAAATTTAATCATCTTGTAATCTTTATCAACATAGAATTCTAATGTTAATTCAGTGAATATTCTTGTGTGAGCAAATTTTTCTTGAACTCCTATGAAATTTCCAAATATATCTGTTGTAGCTAAAGAACTACCAGGTATAGATGCCTGACTACACAATAAACCTGCGTTCTCTGTTATAAATCTCCTGTTGACTCCTTTTGTTCCAAGAAATTTAAAAAGATCTCCTGATAACCCATCAAAAAACACCTGATAATGAGATGTTTGTGCTACATTTGTCAGTATCGGTTTTATATCAGCTATTTTTCTAGGACGAACCATCTAAATACTTTATATTTTATCTTATATCTATTTAGATGTCATATAAGGGAAGATATAGACCATCCAACCCCAAAAAATACAAGGGTAACCCATCAAACATAGTTTATCGGTCACTCTGGGAGAGAAAGTTCATGGTCTATTGTGATAATCATACTAAAATACTTGAGTGGGGTAGTGAAGAGATCATGTTACCCTATCGATCTCCAATTGATAATAAAATACATCGATACTACCCTGATTTTTATATTAAGGTGAAGGAATCGAATGGTAAAATCAAAAGATACATCATTGAGATCAAACCAAAAAAACAAACGATAGAACCAAAGGTCAAGAAAAGAAAAACGAAAGGATATATCTATGAAGTATATGAATATGCAAAAAATCAGGCAAAATGGGAAGCAGCAAAAGAATTTTGTAAGGATCGAATGTGGGAGTTCAAAGTATTAACAGAAGATGAACTAGGTATCAAGAAATGAATAGTTATCCAACCGATGATAAGGAAAATAGAGTAAGATCTGTAGTAGATAATTTACTAGGAACGGAAGATGCTGATGATATAATGATTGAGTTAATGGACAGTTTAAATAGCACGGTTACATCATCTCCAAGTGTTGGAAAATATTATGTGTTCGTATATAATGCCAAAACTCCCAACATACAATATGATTCCAATCCATTAGTGGCAGTCACCGACGTATTCGACTGGGGATTTCGTGGTGTCAATCTACACATCGGTCAATACCGTAATTATACCACTAATGAACTGGTTGGACAGTTATACGAAGTGAATCCTGACGAACTATCAGACGTAAGGGAACTACCTTTTGGAAATATCACGCTAAATAACTAAAAAACAATAATGGCAAAGGGTAAAAAAAGAAAATTTGGTAATTTCAGATATCCGATGGCAGTATTGGATAAACATAGTGACTTTCTTGAAATTAAGGTGCTTGAATATAGAGCACCAGGATTTGAATCTTCGGGTGAGGGCAAAACATTCAGTTTGAAGGCTAGTTCTGATACACTTGGTAAAAATAAAGAAGATATATTAGGAACGATTATTCTTCCTGTACCACAAACCATTACAGATTCAAACGGGGTAACTTGGGGTGAAAATAGTTTGAATGGACTTGCTGCAAAAGGAATTGCTATAGCAACTGATGCAATGTCGGCAGACTCAGGGGGAGAAGCTTTTAAAAAACTAACAGAGGGAGGTGAAGAAGTATTTACTAGTCTTATGAAGGAAGAAAATTCTAAAGCTGCTGTGAACGCACAGTTTGCATCGATGGCGGTCAATGCTCTTGGTGGTAATACAAGCACTGGATCAATACTGTCAAGACAAACTGGTTCAGTCTTAAATCCAAACATGGAATTGTTATTTGGTGGTGTTCAGTTAAGAAGTTTTAGTTTTGATTTTGATTTTGCACCAAGAGATGAAAGAGAGAGTATTGAAATAAAAAAAATCATTCGTGCATTTAAAGTTCATATGAATGCTAAAAGGACATCTGAAGGTGGTAACAGCACTGGTTTATTCATAAAATCACCCGATGTATTCCAATTAACATACAAAACAGGTAACAAAGATCATCAATTTTTACATAAATTTAAACCGATGGCTATGGTAAATATGGCAGTCAATTATACTGGTGCAGGAACATATGCAACATATGACAATACTTCTCCAGTGCAACTTAAAATGAATCTTACATTTCAAGAATTAAATCCAATATACTCTGAAGATTATGATGGAGTTGACAATCCAGAGGGAGGAACAGGATTCTAATGGGATACTTTAGAGAACTACCAAATCTACAATACCAATCACCGTATTCAAATCGCATTTCGAGTGCGTCCTACATAACTGCAAAGAATATTTTTCGTCGTATGAAAATACGTGATGATCTAAAAAATATTTTTAGTGTTTTTAATAAATATGAAATTGACGATGGGGATAGACCAGATACAGTTGCATTAGACCTTTACGGTAAATCAAATTTAGATTGGGTGGTGCTTATCACTGCAAACATTATTAATGTTCGTGATGAATGGCCATTATCAAGCAAAGAATTATATGATTTTACGGTATCAAGATATGGATTAACCGAAATCAATAAAGTCAGACATTATGAAACAAGAGAAGTAAAGGATAGTCGTGGAGTGATAGTGCAACCATCAGGTAAAATAGTTGATGAGAAAAGACAAGATGGTTTTATAGAGGATGAAAATGGTAATGTAATTGGTCCAAACATGATCCCATATTACATAGATTATTCTGATGGTAAAACAATTAAAAGAGTAAGTGGAAATGATGCCAGAAGAGGAGTTACTTACTATGAATATGAGGCAGATATTAATGAAAAGAAAAGAACAATAGATGTTCTACGTCCAGAATATTTACAACAATTTTTAAATGACATAAGAAATGAGATGACCTATAAGAGATCATCTCAATTTGTAAACGATAAGTTAATTAAAACAGAAAATACTAGAATAACAAATTAATTATTCTTCAGCAAGTTTCTGAAAATAAGATAATGCATCATCATCATCCTCGTTTACGGATGACGGTGTTGTTGATACGGCAGCAGTAACTAACTCTTCAGCAGCACCACGATCAGTATCTTCCTCTTCAATTGAACTGGTTGGTCTCTTACTACCAAGCACATACTCTAGACGTTTTTTCAAGTCATCATATGATTTGAACTGATCGGTATCGACAAACTCTTTGAGGGAGTTTTCCTTTTTCCAAACAGCTTCAAGTGCGTCATCATCATCAAGTAAAGGAGTG